TTGACGCGAATTGCTTCAGTGGCGGTACTGCTTGCCGCTACGGCGGTCATGGCGGCGCTGCTTGCCGCTACGGCGGTCATGGCGGTACTGCTTGCCGCTACCGCGGTCATGGTTGACAGGTGCGCGTGAGGAGCGAACTCAAGCCCGATTAGGTCGCGTAGCAACTGTCCCGTCAAGCCGTTTCGGTCGATTACATCAAATATGTCAACCACATTGTCGAGAACACGCTTCGCCGCTAAGCTGTACACTAACCCGCTGTCCTGCTGTGGCTGTGTAACGCCCTGCGAAGATACACTCGTAATTTTAGCCATACTTATATCGCCTCCTCTACGCCATACGCCGTTAGTATTACATCAGCGCCCACGTCTTGCAGTGCGACGAAAACCGCGCCCGCCGCAAGTACGATTTTACTATCACCGATAATCTGCGCCCCATTAGCGGCTATCTCCAGTACAGGCAGCAGGTTGTTCGCTGCCGCTGCGCCGTGTGCCCGCACTGTCACGCGCCTTGCCGTAGTGGGGTTGTTGTTCGCCAACCAGATTTCCGTTATCTGTGTGCGGGTGTTAGCGGGTGTCGTATAGACTGCCGCGGCAACCGACGATAACGCTGCCTGCACTAATAGTCTCGGTGTTACGTTCACTTACATCGCCCCCATTCGGCATCGTATCCTTAGGCTACTTAGCTGCGCTATCGTAGCTACATCAGCGGCCTCTACCCCAGCTGCGGCCTGTGTGCGGCCAGTATCGTCGCGCCGCATCTGCGTGTTCGCGATCGCTGCCGATGTCGCCCCATGAGCGCTAGTTAGGCTGGCATGCGCATCTACTCTCGCTTGGGCCCCAACTAGTGTTTCAAAGTCCGGCTCGTGAAACTCGTTGCCGTGTTGCCCCATGCTGGTGATTGTGGCTACCCTGTCATTCACCTGTTTGAGTTGCGCATCGAGGATGTCGGCGTTTTGGTTGAACTGGTTTACATCGTAGAACTCGTTCTCCGCTGGTTTTATCAGGTTATAGTTTGGGGTCTTGGCTGGCATTAGGTGATCACCTCATTCCTTAAGTGGTGGTGCGTAAATGCCCCTAGCTGAGCGTGGGTGAATCCTGCGAGGGTCAGATGCTGATTGTAGATTAGCTTGAGGTCGACGATAAGATTTGCAGGGATCACGCGACTCAATAGCGCGTCTACGTCGTGGAAGCTGTTCTTAGCAATCAAATTCACCTTTACCTCAAGAGTGAACGAGGTATGCGTAAGCGCCACAGCGTAGCCCTCCCGACCGCACAGCGCAGTTAGCTGTTCGTGTAATCGGCCTACTGTATACGGCAGTTGTGCGCCGATGAGCGCCAGCACAAGAAACTGCCGGTCTGACAGAGAGCGAGTTGCTTGGGGGGTGATGCCAAGCAGTCTCTCCCACTTTTCTATCCCGGCTATGTTTGTGTGCAGGATGAAAAGATTGTTAAGCGTTTCACTGGCCGCCGTCCACGCGCTAGCTATCTCACTTTGCTCGCCTGACATTATGGCCCTGTACTCCCGTACATCGCGCAGCACCGGCGGCAGATAATCTATAAGCTGCCTATCCACTTAACGCCCCCCTAACGGGGATACTGCCAGCGTCGAGCATTAGGTTTGCTGGGAGGCCATTGAGCGTTATGCCCGTGATGTCGAGCACACCCGCCAAAGCTAACGCCCGCGTTTCTATCTGGCTAACCCTAACAATGAGATTACCCGTATCCGCCCAAGTCCTGGCTAGCTCATTGAAGTAGGTGTCGGTTGCGGATTGCAGATAAGGCGCAAGTGCCGGCCAAGCCCACCCAGGGGCGTAAGTTATCACTGCCGCTATGTTGACGGGAAAGGCGTTCACCCCTACAACAGTCACCACATGCCCGACAGGGGCTATTCCTAAGCCGCGCCCTTGATTCTGGACGGGGTCTACCGCAGATTGCACGGCGTCTATCAGCGCCGCGCTTGGTGCTCCGTAAACCGCATCAATTATAACCAGCTTTACGGTGCCGCCTCCCGCCCATACAGGATAAACTTTAACGCCGCCCACGCCGTTTAGCGCGTTTACTTTCGCCTTGTAGTCTGAGATGTTCCCGCCGAAGGCTTGGGGTTCTAGGCTGTCAAAGTACCTCTGCCTTAGAGCTTCCGTCCCTTCCTCGTCTTCCCCCGGGACAAGGACAGCGGCCACCTGGGCGCTGGTCAGCCCGTCAATGTAATCGATGGGAAGCAGCGTGCCGGGAGCCTGGTTGCCTATCTCTCCGGCGGTTTCGCACTCTAGGTGGTACCCGCCCAGGGCGATTCTCTCGACCGCTCTGTAGACCAGCCCCGCGAATGCAAACCTTGCGCCCAGGGGGATGCCTATATTGAAGCGGCCATCGAGAATGGCTCTGCTGGCCGGTCTAGGCACTATGCCGCGCTCCGCGCAGCGTCTAACTAGGTACTCCCTGGTAGCTGTATCAGCGAACGATTGCTTTAGCACCCAATCGAGCTCGATATACATGTTTTGCAGTTCCGCAGCTGCAGGCGCCAAAGCGTTATAGAGGATACTCCCTTGCCTCTTGTCGAGATCTGCCGGCACTCTGTCTAACATGCGCTGCATGAGGGCTTCGAAGGTCACCACTTCAAACACTAGATTTCCACCTGCCTTTCTGCGGCCACATCCCCGTAGATGGTGTTGGCCACAAACTTAACGCTTACCGTGCGCTGCCCACGCGTGAACACAAAGTCTGTGACGCCTGTCACGCGAGTGTCCTGCAGCAGTGCCTCGGTGACACGCCTTTTAATCTCCGGTATGGCAAATGACATCGGCTGCCCTATGAGGTCTTGCAACTCGACGCCGTAGTTCCAGTCGTATATGACATAGACGTAGCGCTCGATGTTGAGGATCAAGTATACGGCCTGCGCGACAGCAGCGAGCTCGTCGACGTGCCCGGAAAGCGAAAGTAGGCCAGAATCAAGGCGGTAAGTGTGCGAAGGGCCTTCCACGATCTCAAAATCCGATTGCAACAGCGTGGCCGCCATCGGTATCATGCTCGCACCCTGTCCAGCACTATATACCTTTGCCCGCCTTGAACTTGTATCAGCATGACAGTCTCACCTACCTTCAAGCCAAGATGCACAGTAAATTTTTTACGCCCCTTGTAGTCGTGTTTGTGCGTAGAGTCGAAGCTGGCGAAGCTGGCGTGCGGGTGGCTATGGCCTGTATCGAGATAAGCGTCGTTTTCGGTGGAGTGATCAACTGTCATATCCACGTCGAATTCTTGCACAAGGCTTGTCAGCACAAGGTGGGGGGCCTCAAGCGTTAAGCGCTGCTCTATAACGATCTTGAGCGGCGCTATGCTCTCTACTTTGCCCACCAACACGGCGCAGGGGGCCGCCGCCGCCACCGCCTCGACAGCCGCCCGCTTGATGATCTCGATGAGGTTAGGCAAGGAAATCACCCCCTCTAAGCGCTAAGGTCATGGTGTGCTCGTCCCGCTTGAATTTGTGCGTGGCCCTCTCCACCAGCATGAAGTTCCGTACCTCGGTGCTGCCTATCCGTAAACGCACAGGCAGAGTGCAGCCGGCGCGCACGCGCGCGTCCCCAAACGCATCCGTGAGGCTTAAGCTGCGCGTTTTGCGGTTGTGGAGGGTAAGGAGCGCATCGGCCATAGCTTTGCCGTTGACGCTCTCATCGATAGTCGCGAAGTGCTGTAAAAGCCCCCAGCGGTTGATATTGCCGTTGTCTTGCGCGATATAGACCTCGCGCTTACCGGTCTTGCCGTTGTCCCGCGCTAGCTTAATGCGGTTAGCGGTGTTGGCGTCAATCGAGGAGCCGTATTGGTAGTTCCCTGCCGCTTCATCGTCGAGTAATAGATCTAGCCTCATGCCCTCTACATCGCGCAAAGTTAGCCTGCCGAAGTCGTCGTACAGCACATACATCTTTCTGCGGTTTTCTAGCGTCAGGTCTAGAGCGTTTTGCACTATGTCAAACAGAGTCTTGTTGTCCTCGACCCTAGCTGCGATCTTGAATCCTGTGCTATCAAGCGCTCCTGTCCGCAAGTTGAAATCTTGCGCTAGCATGCGCACCAGCTCATCTGCTGTCTTGTTGCTGTAGGCGTAGGTGTCCTTGTTCTTGAGATACCGCAGCTGGTCATAGGCCACGACGCTGATAAGGCCGTCCTTGTCTTGGTCTTGGCTGAAAACAAAGCCGAAGAACACGTTTACCCCTGCTGCGCGAAAGCTAACCGCGTTGCCCTCTTCAAACGCAGAGGCATCATCGTGCACTACCGTAAACTTAAGCGCGCCCGGCTGCCCTTTGCGCTCCGTTAGCCAGGTCACCTCGTCTATGACCGCGGGGCGGTAAACGCCGCCAGCGGTTTGTATCGAGAGCTCACTCACGTTACACCCCCTAGCTCGGCGCACTGGGCAGTGTTAAAACCTGCCCCGCGCGGATAAGGTTCGGGCGTGTGACAATGCTCCTGTTGAGGTTAAAGATCTCCGGATGTCGATTACCATTACCGAGCGTCTTACGCGCGATGGCCCATAAGGTGTCCCCTGTCTGCACAGTGTAGGTTTTAGGTCGCGGTGCTGAGTGAGCAGGTCTCGATGTCTGCACAGTCGTCGGTGTACTCGGCCGCGTGCCACCCGGTGCCGGCGCACCCGCGCTTTGCGGGGCAGGGGCGGCTACTGTGATGCGTTTTACCCCGAAGTCTCTGTACTGCTTCAGCGCAATGCTTACTGTCAGACCTTGCCCATCGGCGGCCTGTTCATCGATTTTGTAGTCCTCAAGCGACACGCGCATGTTGGTGTCGAATAGTACTTGCCCGCCTGATTCGCGCACGCAGATGAACTGAAACGGCCTCTTGCCGGTCTTTAGCCGCTCCAGTTTGGCCAGATAAAAAGCGGCTTCTTTGAAGCCGTCCTGGTACACAGCGAAGGGGTACCTCACGTGTGGCAGGAGGGCTTCTAATTTGATTTCGGTTAGCCCTGCATCCTTGAGGATGTTCACTTCGCCGTGGTTGATAAGAGTGACGGTCTTATTCTGGTTCTTAATCTGCGTCTCTAGCTTGGCTGGCGTCACCGGCAGAGCTACGCCGTCAAGATACATAGCATACATCAGGCATGCACCCCTTCTGCTGCGGTCTCCATCGCTCGATAGAGCTCGGTTTCTAAGTACGACACCACTCCGTCTAGATCCATCAAGGAGGTCACTGTGTTAGTAACACCGCCGAGGCTTACGCTTATCTCCGCAGTAGTGAAGCGGTTAATCACTTCTTGCTCTGCTATATCGCGCATGTATTTTAGCTCTTCCGCCGTTATGTCCATAGCGCTCTTCATGGCAGCGGTGTTTTCGGCCGTCAGCGCAGACCAAGAGCTAATCTCGTCGAGCACACCACCGGCGCCCGTGCCTGCGAACAGGTTCTGCCCTGCTCCATAGCCCGCATTCCAGGCGTCGGAATACGCCCAACGCCGCAGACCTATCCCCTCGACGCTCAGATTCATCTCGTCCATAACCCGCTTGTAGCTTTCGTTCGGCGCGTGCCGACGCACAGCGGCGTCAGCCATGCCGCGGAGCCCGGAGCGCCATTGCGCAACAGCGCGGGCCATGTTAGTCCTAAACACGAAATCCATGGCCGAGGCTATGCGCTCTAGCGTGGCTAAGACGTTATCGGCCATACTGTGGAACAGATAGATGATTGACGAGATGGGATTAGTGAACACATTACCGATGAAATTCGCTAACTGCACAAACGGGCGCGTCATCGCGTTGGCCACGCCGAGGACGAGATCCAGTAGCCCAAGGAACAGATTCCACAGAAATGCGCCTAAGACCGAGAACGAGCCAAAGACAATCCCTGTCGCGCTAACAGACGTGCCCGCAAACCGGTTTATCGCACCTATCACCATGTAGAACACGGCAACCAGCGCGATCGCCTTAGCAACAACCCATGTCAGAGGCGACGCCAGCAATGCGCTGTTTAGCGCCCATTGTGCAACTGTCAAGCCTTTAGCGGCGGCCGCGGCAGCTACCGTGGTTTTGGTTTGCACGGCGAGGGCGATTGCTTGCGCGGTGTGCCGCGCGATAAGTATGCTCTGCGCGATGCTGTTCGCCATCAATGCGCCGGTATAGATGGCCATTGCGGTCGCTATCCCCCAGACTATCGGCGCGATTATCGGCCAGTTGTCTACGACAACCGAAAACACGGCGGCGGCTACCTCAAACGCGCCGAGCGCCGCACCAGCCAGCAACGCCAAGCCACCAACAATCGCATCAACCGTCTTAGTGAACCCCGCGTCTTGCGTTAGCCCGCCGATCCTATCCAACACGGGATCAAAAGCTTTAACCGCGGTGTTGGTGATGCCTGTCCACACTTCCCCCCAGGTGACTGGCAGCCGTGCAAACTTAGCATCGATTTCAGCAGCCGAAGCGAACATCGCTTTCTTGATGAGCTCCGCCGTAAGCAACCCCTCGCTCGACATGACTCGCAGCTCCCCGATGGTCTTGCCTGAGGCTTGCGCTATCGCCTGTGCGAGCATCGGGGCGTTTTCCATGATCGACCGAAACTCGTCGCCCTGCAGTCTGCCTGCGGCCATAGCCTGCGTCAGCTGATACATGGCCGAGCTCTGCTCCATGACGCTCGCGCCGCCTATCCTAAACTGCTTGTTCATCTGCTCAGCAAACATAAGCAGCTCCTCGTTATTCGTGAACGCCCCTCCCGCGAGGATACCTAGCTTCGCAACCGCTTGTGCAGTATCGACATACGAAGACCGCGTTCTTTGGGCCGAAGCAAAGATTCTACTTTGTAGCTCCTCTGTGGTCTGTAACCCGTCATTCATGAGGTCCAGCCGCGCCTTGGTGCGGGTGAGCTCATCTGTCAGCGCGATTGTCTTAGTTATCCCGACATAGGCCGCAACGGCGCCAGCTACCTGCTTCATCTTAGAGTAAAAATCGCTTGCAGCATCCTCCCCGCCGCGCACACGATTATTAAACTGCTGCTGCGCCTGATCTGCGCCTCTGATCTCCTGCTCTACGCGGTTGAACGCCGCCTCGGCTTTCGTAAGCTCTTGCCGTGCGGCAAATATGCGGTTAACGTCAACTGCGTTACTTGAGGCCACTTGCATAGTCTCGAAGCTGTCAATGATGGCGCCCATCGCACTGTGCATGCTGCGAAAGGCGGGGGTCATCCCGTCAGTGAGCCGGATTGCGGTTTGTATGGTCGCCATGTCACACCTACCTTAAAGCTGTAGCGGGATGGCCTCTTCGCCCTCCCGCTACGCTCGCCTAAGTCTTTTCGCGGGCTGTTTCCGCTCTTTGTTGTCATTCTCGATCTTGATCTGGATAGCCGCCACAATGAACGCGCGTTCGTTTGCTCCGAGCGCTAAGAACTGCGACGGCAGAAGCCTCAGTTTGTGAAGGCAATAGTAGGCGACGTTAGCTTCGGCATCGCCTTCACTTATGAGTTTTTTGCTTCGTCTACCTTCTCTTCGAAGGAAATATCGAAGCCGTTAATCTCTTGCACCTTGACCAGGTATTCGGCGTATTCGCCAGGCGTCAGCATCGTCTTGAGCAAAGCATCGGCCCCCATCACTCCGTAGCTGCTCTGCAGTTCGGCGTCGTCAAGGTTCGGGTGTTTAGTGCACTTAGCCGCGAGCCTGCCGAGATAAAGCCCGTAGTCAGTCTCTTGGGTGTACTGGTTGCGCTTCCCCGGCATTGGCACGCGCTTGGCGCTAGCCCGTCTTAGCGCTTCATCTTCGGTCGAGGTGATGCAGGCGATTTCCCACGCAACGGGCTCACCCTTCGCATCACGGAAGCGCTTTGAGGCCACGTATTTTTCGTTCTCCACTTTTAGCGCGTTTTGCGCCAAGAACGCCGATAGATTACTCACTTACCCGCCCCCTGTCTTATTGCATGCCCGCAAGCAAGTTAAACTTCTCCGGGATCTCGAAGTCCTCGAAGGTGAACTCAAGCGTTTCGTCGAGATACTCTGCGTCGGCGTCAAACTTGGTTAGCGTGCCGCCATTGAAGTTACACCCCTTGAGAATGACCGTTTGCCGCCCCACGCTCGCTGTAGGGTCCTCGTTAGTCACTTGGATGTCAAAGTATACATCCTCGCCAGTATTCTTGTAGCGGTACATCAGCTCCCGAAAGAGGCTGGTGTTGTAGTGGAATGTCGCCGAGCCTGTCCCGACCCAGCCGGTGGCCTTGTTGCCTCTACCGGGCTTACCTAGTATCGGCACCTCAGTTTTGCTCTTCTCGAAGTTCGCTTCGAGGTCAATCGCCTGCATGAAGTTGTAGCGGTTGCCTTCGATCGTGACGAAGCACTCTGCAAGCGACGCACTGACCGCGTCCTTGGCAGCCATAAAGTTGTTTGCCATCTGCTATGCGCCCCCTTAGTTGATGACTACTGTCATGTAGAGTTTTTCCATTGCGCTGACTGGCATCACGACGTCATGCACCACTACCGCGTTCCTATCTGCGCCGCGCTCAACGGTGACCAAGTCCGGATTGAACTCATCGATGGCCCTAATCGATTGCAGCTGCTTATGATGGGTCACGATGTCGTTCCAGAGGCTCACCCGGCCCGCAGCATCATTAGGCACGTTACCTAGGTACTTCGTGTTGAATAGAGACGCAATGTCATTAGCTATTTGGTCAATCACCCGGATGGTCTGGTTGCCGCTGAAGTCTTTCGACTTTTCATCAGTGACCGTGACGAAAGTGTTGATGTCCGTGAGCACCCGCACGCTATCCCCGACTTTGTGGAACAGGAACCGCCCTGCAAGTATGCCCGCTTCAAGTTCCGACTGTTTGTAGTTCGTGTCTACTGTGAACTCGCCATTGTATCGCCTATTGGTCAGGCTGCGGTTGACCGGGGTACCCGCTTGCGCCCCGGTAGCCCAGAACACCAGGGAAGTAGGCAGCGCCCCCGCATCCAAAACGGTATTCTCTACCGAGATTACCCCTTCATAGTCTGCCAGCGTCCTGTAAACCACCGTCTGAAACTTCACGCCCACCGTATCACGCATGCGCCGCGTAAACTGCACAAACAGCTCTACGATAGGCCCCGATACCGCTAAGCACCCCAGCGTGTTAAAGCTGTAGGACTCAAGCGCATCGAGAGCGGCTTGGTACTGCGCGCCCGTGACGGCCACGCCGTTACTGCCTCCCGTCAAAGGCGATCCTGCTGTAGGCACCAGCACCACGTTGGTCTTCCAGACAAGCCAGCTGTTGTCGCGCAGGTTGTCCGTGTTAGGGAGGACTGTTTGCCTGTCGACAAGCATCGTATCGAGGAAAGTGGATACATCCATTGTTGCCGGATTATCTACGTTCGGCGCAACCGTAACGCGCAAATCGTTCCCCCTAACGCCGCGGAACTTTGCTGTCGCGTACAAGTTCTGTGCCGCCACACCTGTGTTCATCAGCTTGTAGAAGTGCCCGGTGTGGATGTGCCTAAACAGATCTCTTAGGCCCTTTAGCCCCGCATGGTCAAAAGGATAGCCGAAGATTTTAAGCGAGTCCTTTTGGAATTCTTCCGCCGTCACTGTAAACACCGCATCATCTGCGCCCCAGCTGAGCTCAAGCGGCAGCGCAGCGACCCCGCGGTCAGACAGCGTTGCCGAAGCCCTGGCTGCGCTGATGAAGTTTATATACGCGCCCGGCAGGATTTTGTTTTGAGTGAGAAAAGTACCGCCGCCCAGTGCCATCTAGTTCACCGCCCCGTTCATGAATTTGTCGATTATCTCGTCGACCTCGACGAGTGTGTACGTCCGCTCTGCGCTCAGCAGCGCGTTCACCACGTCTTGCCGGTGTTTGTACTTGCCGGCCTTGGCAATTTGGTCTTTGCTGAAGCTTATAGGCTGCTCAGCGCTCTGAGCCGGTTTCTCTTTACTGGTCATGTACTCACCTACCTACGTTGTTATTAACGGTCAAGCTTTGCATCCTTTCAGCGGCTGCCTGCTCCAAAGTGACGATTAAGTTAAAGCTGACAAAGAACTGCAGCACCTCATCGTTTATTACATAGCTCATTTGAGTGCCGCGGACTCGCCCGCCAGCAAATTCCACCATTTGCAGCCCCCCGAACAGTCTCGCTGCCGTATCATGAATATCAGCGCTCTTGCTCGGCCCCGCAGGGAAGTAGTGCACCACGAACGGATGGGCCGCGCGATATCGGGCGCCGATGAGCGGCGTGAGCGACGGATCTAGCGCGGATATGAAAAAGCAGGGCTCTTGTAACCCCTGCGCCACTACTTCGCTATAGATCCTATACCCATCGCCAAACACCCCATTAAGCCGTATCGATATGCCGTCTATCAGCTCATTTATCATGGATGCACTCCCCCAAGAATTTCATCAGCTTGCGCTCTAGTACCGCCGGCGCCTGCGCCGCGAGCTCCTGCTCAGAGATAGTCAGCATAAAGCGGCCGCGGACCCAGCCCTTGTGATTACGCGTCCTGTGGCCGTACTCCACGAACGACGCATACCGGACAGGATTGATGATCTCTATCTGGTACGTGTCGCCCGTCTTTTCGATGGCCAGTGAATCAGCGTAGGCTTTACCGCCGGCTATTCCCCCTGCCTGCGCTTGCGCTTCAGTGGCAGCCGTCCAGCCGCGCCTAAGCGTGCCGCCCTTCTTGCCGGTGCTAGGCTTGTACTGCCCTACCGGGGTGCGCTTAATGACTTTCGCCAGCAACCTAGCCGCCAGCTCTCTAGCACAGGCTCGACAAAACGCATCTACGTCTCCGTGCTGTAGCCGCGCCATGCGCCTCTGCAGCTCCTTGAGCTGCCGGATGTCGAATTTCGCCCCCTTAGCCATCACGCCCACCCGGGGAACAGCGCGAGAACTATCTCTTGGTGATGCGTGTATACCGCGGGCTCGCCGCTACGTGCGTAGTGCGCAGTGCGGCCGTTTTGCGCAACGACTATCTTGCTCCCCGCGGGCACGACCACATCACTAGAGATAAACAGTGTTGCTACTTGCGTTGGTTCTGCTGCGCTGTTGCCCTCAGTAGTCTGCCGCACAGTCTTATAAGACAGCCGGCAGGGCTGATTCGTATAGACAGCAACCTCGTCAAACTCCACGCGCTTGCTCGTTGTGTTCCGGCGTTCCTGCCTGACAAAGATGGAGCACCTGCCCTGCCACAACGACTCCAGCGCCCGCCTGTGTGCTACCACCGTAGCTGCCGATAAGCCGCGATCTCGGCTTTACCCCGCCCCATCAAGTAGGCGAGGAGCGCGTCAAAGCGCTGTTCTGGCGTCAGGCTGCCAGCGTCGAGTGCATACGTTACACTTGTGTCCCCCTCCGCGATTTGCTTAACCGCGGCATCGAAGTTATACCCCGTCAGCTGACCACTGCTTTTCAGTGCGAACAAGAAATGCCCTGCCGTCAGTTCGACCGCAACGGGGCGCAGCCCCAGCGGAACCGCCCCCGCGTTGCACTCGGTCTTAATGCTCATTGCGGCACGCTCTATGGCGTTACCCAAAAACCAATCGTCCGATGGTTTCAATGGGTAACCCAGTGACAACAGCAGCTGTACGGTATCAGCCACAAAAGTTTCACCGAGCTCGCGCGCGGCCTGTTCAGCTAATAGAAGCCCCGTCACCTTCGCTCACTTCCTCGCTGGCGGTTGCTTTCTGCTTCCGCTTCGGCGTTTCGGCTTCCTCGACGGTGTAGCCGTTGGCCTTGAACCACGCTATCAGGTACGGATTAGCGGTCTCGCCTACGCCGTTAACAAACTGCACCGTCGCCGAAACACCGTTGTAGTCGCTGTTCGGGCAAACAATTTTAGCCATGAACTCACCTCCGAATTAAGGGCCTACCTACTGCACTTTAACCCTGCGCAGCACGCCGGCCGCCTTGGTCGCCTTCAGTGCAACGGCCGCCACCATTTCCACCTCACCGCGCTTCACTGCTCCGGCAGTCCGGAAATCTGGCAGCCAAGTCCGCACAGGAGATGCGCCGGCCAGACTCACGCCGTGGAACCCGTCTAGCCCCAAACGAGCGGCGTACAACGAGGTCTCGCCTGTCGTGGCGTTAATCGCGACAACCGGGTCACCGGATCCGACACGGTCGCCGAAATCCACTAGCGGGATGTCATTGTACAGCTCCACCGGTTGGCCGAAGTTGTTGCGTGTCGCGGTGTACGACGCGGCTCTGCGGGCTGCCGCACGGATGCGGGCGATGAGTTTGGTGTTCCCGCCGATAAACGACGGCCGCCCATCGAGGCCCATCAGGAACTCATCCAGGAGGTCAAGGAAGGCCTTGTAGTTGGCGTCTACCGCTGCCGAAGTCGACAAGTCAACCGCGGCCGTCGGCACAAGCTCAGTCGAGCTGCCCGTAACAGCTTTGTTCAGGCCGTCAAAAGCGTTAGTGTCTACCGCAGCGTCACCGTTGATAACAGTGGTGTTGAAAAGCGCGGAAGCGGCTTTGGTCTTTTGCTGGATTTGGAGCGCGACCTCGTCAATCAGCCCGCCCATGCCGGCAACAATCCTGTCGATGTCGAACGCGCCACCGAACACCTTCAAGTCAACCGTGTGGCGCTGCTTAGTGACGTGCTGCGGCGCGTACTCCGTGTTGATGGCCCTGAAAGCCGCCGTAGGCTGCGTGACCAAGCGCGTGTAGCCGTAGGTGAGCGTGGCGCCGCCCCCGGCGGGCGCTACCGCATCGTCAAAAGTCATGGTGTTGAACAGGAAATTGGACTTCGCGAATTCGTCGATTACGCCTCTTTGGATGTCGTCTTGTACGTTAAGCCGTGCTTGCGCTAAAGTAATGGACATTGTCAGTTACCGCCTTTCATGCTTTTGTGTAAAATGCTTTGAGAGATTCGGCTAGAGTCGTGGGCTGCGTTGCGCCTGGAATCCCGTCCTTCGTTTCAGCGGGCACAAAGCCCTTAAACGTCGTCTGAGTGTCGGCGAACAGAAACTTGGTGTCTGCTCCCGTCATGAGCGCCTTAAGCTGGTCGTCTAGCCCCTTGACGGAGTCGCCCTCAATCTGGAGCTTGTCCGTCTCAAGCAAGGCCTTCACGGCTTTTAGATTTTTAGCTTTGGCGTTGATCAGCGCCTTGTCGACAGCACTGCCCAGTTGCAGGGTCTTAAGTTCGTTGCCGTATTGCTCTTTTACCCTCTGGCTCTCCTCCTGCAACTTTGCGATCTGCGCCTGCAACCCCGCGGCGTCTGCCTTCTCCAGCTGCTTCTTGGCTTCGTTCACCTCGTCGAAACGCGCCTTGGGGATGTAGCCGCGCAGCTCCTCGGCAAACGCCTCGGCCGCCTTGGCCGCTAGTGCCTCGTCGAGGCCGAGCTTGATTAGATCTTCTTTCTTCATGTGCGTGCCCCTTTCAATACATTTTTTAGCCTGGTTCAGTCCAGTACTTGTCTTTTGGTTTAACGTCTTAAATACCAAACAGACGGCAATTAAAAAGCACCTAGTTTCTAGGTGCTTTCCGGAAAAGATTTAGTTGCTCACAAAAGCGCCCCGCCACTCTTGGTATGTCATGCTCGCCGGGACAGAGGATAGCCTGCCGTCCGCGCCGCGCGCAATACGCTCACTTGGGTTATCGTCGAAGTACGGAGCGGTCACAGTGCGGCACCACGGGTGAAACGGTGGCGCAGTCACCCCCACCTCATAGTCGCGCAGCAGGAACACTTCACCGTCGAGCTCTTGGCATGTCTCCGAAGTAAGCATATCTAGCGTGGCCACTATCTCGTACCGTTCGACCCCCAAGTCGTTAAAGCAGTCGCGTTGTGCCATCGAGGCGAAGGCCGCCGATTCGGTCATGACCAGCCGGCCCGCGCGGTGCTTGCTAGTGTCAAACTCTGCGGCGATGCGCCTGATCATCTCATCTGGGGGCTGCCCCGTGATGACGGACTGTGCTAAATGCGTCTGCAGCTCCCCGATAAGCGTAGCCTTGTGCGTCCAAAGCCTGTCGCTGAACGTCCGCTCATCGGGCACCCACGCCCGCTCCAACAGCCTATCTAGTCGTCGTGCGTCTAGCGCATGCAGGTTATACCCAACACCAGTGCCGCGCTGCAACTCGAAAGCTGTGCGGTAGTACCCTTCGGCGTAGATGCTACGCAAATGCCGGTCTAAACTGTCGAGCTGGTTAGCATAGACTGCTTCGGCTTGTTGCTGCAGTTGCAATCTGAGAGCATCTAACCTCGATATGTGCACACGCGCCGACGCGTTCTCTAGCTCTCGCATCCACCGCTGGTCAAGCGCGTTCTCCTGCCCGAACTTGATATAGTCCTGCACGTCCCAGCGAAACTCCATCAGCTCCCGCGTGGTCAACAGCCGCCGTGCCTCAGTCATGGTGATGGCGTTATTAGCCGCAAAGCGACGATACCAGCGTGAGATCTCCTTATCGATTTCCCGCAGAGCTCTCGCGTGCTGGCGGTCAAACTCTGCAATCAGCGCTCCGCTATTGCGCGCCCGCCCCGCCTCCAATGCCTCCATGCGCCGCTTCCAGTAGTCCTGGCTTCTCATTCCTCACCGTCGGCGGCCGTGGGCAAACCGTATCCGCCCATAGTAGCGGCGCGCTGTTTTTTGAGCCGCGCTAGCTCGGCTTGCACGTCAGAGGCCCAAGGGTGCTTCGCGAGCAGCGTCTGGTCAGACAGTACCCCCACCGACTTAACGATTCCCTCGATGACCGCCATCTCGTTAACCAGTACCGCGCGCCTAAACTGCACCTGCGCCGTATCACCGCCAAAGTCGCCCAGGCCACTGTTTGCGAAATGCGCATTGATAAACCACAGCAGCTCTTCGAACGACGCCTGGTACTCCGTCTCCATCTCGTTCGCGTCTAGGTCGATGTCCGAGTACATGCTTTGTATGTTCATCTGGTTAGGGTTATTGCCCAGCCGGTCATCTTTGGCATCGAATCCGCGGGCGTTCTCTGTCATGGCCTTCTTAAGCAGCTGCAGGATCGCTTGATAGTTCGCAGCATTAACCTGCACCGTCAGCGTATCTACCCCGCCCTCGGCCCCGTCGATGGTGCGCACCTTCACCGCGCCATACGTAGCTAAGTTGTGCCTGAACTCGGCAAGATTTTGCCCGTCGTAGTTCTTGATGACGAGAATGGTATTCCGCGAGTCCTCCTGCATGTTGTTCTGAAAATCGGAGAGCATGGCGTTAACGCCGTCCTGCAAAGACTTTACGCGCGTAATGAGCGGCGTCTCTTTGTTGTTATACTTGAACGCGATCAAGGGTATCTGTTGCCAGTTAAAGCCCGCTTGGCGGCCTTCTGCGTCCACCAGCGAGACGTGCGCAGCCACTGCATCAGTGTCGGGCACCAGCTTGCCTTTGGTCAGCGTGTAACGCTCCACGCCAGCAGCAGTGTACACTTCCACCTTCTCGATAACCTGCTCGAGCGCCCCCTCGTAAGCTAGCACCTCGTACAAGCGCACCGCGCAGTCAAGCTTTGTGTGCTCCGCATCAGCCCAAAACGGCAAGATCTCAAACGGCTGGCATCGCTTAAAGCAAAGCTGCCCAGCGGCGTCGTAGTGAACATACAGCCAAGCGATACCGCAGTTCAGAGAGTCCTCACACAGATTCCGCAACACGCGCATAAAGCGCCTGT